ATTCCTCTTAATAATGGAAAGTATCTAAAATCCTCATTCCCCAATGCAGATTCTTTTGATACAAATTTTTCTTCAGTATGAGCTGGTACAGCTATTATAGTGTTTATATGATTACCAGCGTCAAAATGTGGGTTTTCATCAGAGTGACAAACATCTGCACAATAGCCAGGAACAAATTGTAAATACATTGGGACAGAATAATCTTGTCCAAAAATATCTTTTTGTGTATTTGGATTTTGAAACATATTAGGCATTTAACTCTCCGAAAATCCTTTTTGTATTGTTTTGTCTTTTATTGTTTCAAGTCTATGACTTTCTTTTTCTAAATCATCAACTGTATCTTGAAGTGTTCCCATTAATTCTGCTTTTTCTTCATCACTTAATAACATTGTTTCATCGGATTCACCTTGTGATTTGGAAATAATTCTTTGTAGTACACCAGCAAGTTTTACCAAGTGTTCATCATTACGAACAGCCGTATCCATATATTCTTTTATAATAGGTGCAACCAAAACCACATCATCTATGGTTGTTATGAATCCGTGAATTTCTGATATTAACAAATCAATTTGAGTTTTACGTTTTGTTGTATTTTCGTAAATATCTTTTGTTAAATCTTGAAAGGTTTTACCTTCAAATATTTCTTTTTCGTTTGACATAC